ACTCGAACTCGATCGAGCAATCGGTCAAGATGTACTTGGCGAGTGTGGAATCGAAACGCTGGATTTCGAGGAATTCTCCGAATATGACAAAGCTATCGAGTTCGTCAAAAGGGCAAAAAAGATCTATGTCTCTAAACCCTGGGGTGGCTCGAGCGATAAGAGCCTCTCCTATGTACCAAAATCTAACGAAGACCTCGTCTGCAGGCTTGAGCGCTGGAAAGAAGAAGGCGTCAAAGGCAAATTTATCCTCCAAGAAAAAATCGACGGAACAGAAATGGCCGCCGGCACGTGGTTTGGGCCTGGAGGATTCTCGAAAGCTATTAATGAAACTTGGGAAGAGAAAAGATTCATGAACGATGGATACGGGCCTAATACTGGTGAGATGGGGACCGTGCTTCGTTATACCAAGCACTCCAAGTTGTTCGACCAAGTTGTTAGGCCGCTTGGGAGCAAGCTACACGAACTGGGCTTCATTGGTAACGTTGATGTGAGTTGTATGATTGATCGAAGCGGTCGGCCCTGGCCGATGGAATTCACTATGAGGTTTGGTTGGCCAGCGTTTAACCTCATGCTCGCGCTACACGAGGGCGATCCTGCAGAGTGGTTGGCCGATCTGCTTGTGGGGCGTGACTCTCTCGAGGTGTCGAACGAGTTGTGCTGTGGTGTGCTGATGACATTGGGGGACTATCCTTGGGAAAAATGGCCTCATCACAAAGTCGAGGGCTGGCCAATTCGAGGGCTTACCGCGGAGGTGTTGGGAAATGTGGCACTCACTAGTGCAAAACTGGGCAAAGCTCCAACAATGGTTGGCAGCGAAATTCGTGACGTTGAAGGCGTCGTTACAGCTGGTGAGTACGTTCTGGTCGCGTACGGAAAAGGGGCTACAGTCGAAGCCTCCCGTAAAGCCGCCTACAAAATAGTAGATCAAATCTCGTGGCCACCACACGCTAACGTTAGGACCGATATTGGAAAGCGCTTGGAACAGGGCTTGAAAGAGCTGCATCGTCATGGCTATGCGACCGATGTGAACTATGGGAACTAACAATCCTCAAAGTGAGGCAGATAGTCTCATATTAGGAGATTGGAACGCTATCTGCTTTAGGTGTGGCTCTAAGTTTAAAGCATCGTCCATGCTGAAAAATTGGCAGGGATTTTATACATGTAGACGTTGTTTTGAAGTTAGACAGCCCCAGGACTTTGCTACCGGCATCAAGGAGATCACCACTCCGCCTTGGACTCAGCCACCGCCAGCTGATTCCTTCGTAGTCTTCTGCAGTCCCAACGATCGTACTGCAGTCCCTGGCTACGCTATCCCCGGCTGTGTGAGGCCGGGCTTTATCGATGCTGCATGGACAGGTAGATTCACCCCAGTGGGTGAGATTTACCCTTATATTCCCTCAGCTCTCGTGGAGCGCTAGATGGCTAGTAATGATACTACCTTTATTCAGAATCAATTACCTGTCATCAACGCGGCTTGGCTTAATGATGTAGGAGCGGCGATCTGGGGCGCTATTGGTACAGGTCGAGGAGGGACTCCTCCCACGACAGCAGCACAGGTGCTAGCGAATCTGGGAATCGGTGGCGGAACAGCCGGACTGGCCTACACTCCTCCAGGCAGTCACGCTATAGCAACCACCGTTGGGATAGATCTTAATAATCAATTCTACAATATCCAACGCTGGGGAGGCGGTATCGGAGTCGCTGATAACACCACAGCAATTAATAACGCTATTCAGGACATTGCTGGCTTTGGTGGGGGCTATTTATACTTCTCTTCTGGAACCTATAATCACGCCAGCCCGCTCATGCAAGCCTCTGGCGTTGTGATGATAGGTTATGGAGCAATCCTATCTTACAGTGGATCTGGTGTTCAGATCACAAGTCCCACGACCGGAGTGCTAAATGGTGCTGGTATCGTTGGGATGGAGCTGAATGCTGGGTCGTCCTCGACCAAGATCCTCGAACTCTACTCTCCCTACAGCTGCCAGTACATCGATGTGCAGGTCAATTCGGTTAGCATAACTAACATCGCTCTGGACATCCTGGCCAATCTGACGGGAGGCGTTAATGGAGCTGGGAATCGCAATCCGGCCTATAACTATTTCAGCAACTGGCTCCAACAGGGAACTTGCGGAACCGGGCTGCGGATGACCGGTCAGTTTTCTGGCAGTGCGATTCCTGCAACCTTGAATACATTCGTTAGCTTCAACTGCCAGTCCTGTGCGGTTTATGGAATCAACTTCGTGGCGTGGTGTGACTCGAACTATTTCGCTGGCGTCACTCGCCTTGGCATCAACGGCAATAACGGGGTTGGAGTCGTCTTCAACAGCGGAAGTCCCACGCTTAACGTTGGCGTTTATTCGAATAACTTCGATCATCTAGCGGTCGATACCTTCGCCGGATACACTGGTCGTGTTGGTATTCAGATGAACTTTACCAAGCTGTGCAACATCCGCTATTACTTCAATGACCCAGCAGCTGAGGGCGGGCCCTTCCTCACCACAGCTAATACACAGAGTTATAATATACTACATCAAGTTGCTGGAACCGGCAACTTAATCATGCGTAACCAGCTCACTACCTATAACGGTGCCGACCAGCCGATTTTTACCGTGGGAGGCGGAGGAGACATTTCAACGGGGCCTGCTGGTATTTCTGTCGGACCTACAAGGAGTGGGAGCGGGATTGCCTATTTAGATCTAATCGGAGACACAACTTACACAACCTTCGGTGCCCAGCTCATTCGACAAGCGGGAGCGAACGGGATCACTAATCTCTATCATCGTGGTACTGGAGGACTGGTGCTGCAAGCGCTGGATGCGGGCGGCTATATTGAACTTCTTGATAGCGTCGGCACCAAGGGGATGCTGATTAACAACGCGGGAATCGGTGTTTTCTCTCAGCTAGGCTCTCCAGCAGGACAGTCAACAGGATGGGGCACGCCTGTTGGAGGTGCGGTGATTCCTAACTACAACATCACCGATGCTGGTGGAGCGAGTAGCAACACCAACAAAGCGGTTGCTCAGATCATCGCTGTGCTAAAGGCCTTCGGCTGGATGGGGACGTGATGGATAAGGAGATGCAGCAACTCAAGGTTGCCTTCCTGGAGAAGCAGCAGGAAGTGCTTGAGCTTCAGATGGAGAATGTTCGGTTGAGGCTGAAGGAACTAGGACCTGTCCTCATTCGTGAACGAATGAAGTTGATGGAAGCGGAGCGAGAAGTAACGCTTTCACAAGGGAACGGGGCTGATACTGCTGTACCGACGCCACCTCCCAGCTGATATGACTATCAGTGATTGGGCTCAGGTCATCGGAGTCATCGTTGCGATCGCCGGCCTAATCGGCGGCGTGGTGGGGTGGATGCTGCGGCAACTGTGGGGCGCGGTGAAGGAACTAACGAGTGACGTGTCGAAGCTCCAGCAATCCCTCCCCGGCGTCTATGTGAGGAAGGATGAGATGCAGCATCTGGAAGAGAGGATCAGCTCGGAGATTCGAGGTGTTGCTCACACTCTCGAACGGCACATGGAGAACTCGACTCAGCTCTGGGTCAATAGCCAACGGGATCCTATCCCACCGAGGAGCTGATGACACACGACGATCATAGGCAGGACAGCTACGCTCAGGTCTTCCACATAGGCAACGCGCACGTGTCGGTAGACTATTATGCAGATCAGCCTAAGCCAGGACCGCATTGGATCTTCACTATTGAGCGTGCGGGGATTAAGCGGATCTATAAGTACACGCTACGACCGAATCATCTCCTGGAGATGCAGGCAGCGAAGAGTAGTAAACAGATAGCGGAATTCCTGCTCCACCACGTTAAGTCAGCGGAGCCGGTGAAGACTGTCAAGCGAGGGGAGGAGAAATGAATTTGAGAGAGCAGCTAATTCGAGATGAGGGTGTACGCTATGTACCCTACAAAGATTCCAGGGGCTTCTGGACCAACGGAGTCGGCCATGAACTGCCGGGGCCGCCCGACTCCCTCGAACCTGTGACCCAGACCCAGGTCGATCAGTGGCTCGATGACGACATCGCTACAGTTAAGCGTGAGCTGGGAGAGTTTCCTTGGTACCAATCTTTGGACGAGGTTCGGCGGGGAGTTTTCGAGAACATGGCGTTCAACCTCGGAACAAGGGGCCTGCTCCACTTCGTCCACGCGATTGCGGAGACGGCGAAGCAGAACTGGGTAGGCGTGGCCGTACAGATGCAGAGTTCCCTGTGGGCCAAGGAGGTGGGGGAGAGATCAGTTCGCTTGGCATCACAAATCGTTACAGGAGAATGGACATGAACGATTGGCTAGCGAAGGCTTGGCTGCACCTGCGAGGTGCGGTGAGATCGTGGACGATCTGGTTCAACGGAGTGGTAGCGGCGGGGCTCGCTCTTTTGCCTTCGTTGCAGGACTGGTTCCCCTCCCTTCAGGGCTACGTCCCGGCGAAAGCATATCAATATGCTACCGTGGTGATTCTAGTAGGGAATTTCGCCCTGCGCTTTAAGACCAACAAGTCCCTTGCGGAGAAGGTTCCTTCGCCAATCCCAACGGTGATTTCGTGACTCCGCTCATAGAAGCGGGCCTTGCCCTGCTGTTGGTTGCGATCTACAGCATCGCCTGTATGTTCGGGGGCTATGAGTTTGCACAATCGAGGGCGGCGAAGCAACAAGCAATCCAGGAAGTCAAGGCTGCTACCAATACCCAGACCCTGGCCATCGCCAATGCTGTAGCCGCCGCTCCAATCATCAAGTACATCGATCGCATCCAAACCGTGACTCGCACAATCACCAAGGAGATCCCCCTTGTTCAAACGATCACATTACCTGCTCTCTGTCCTGAGCATCCTGCTGTGGTTTGTCCTGCTGCTATCACCGCTGCTGACCGCTTGCTCATCGATTCCGCCGCTCGTGGCATCGATCCCGCCGCCGGATCCCCTGCTGATGGCTCCCCCTATCCCGCTGG